AGTTACTTGCCAATCCGTTTGCTACGAATACAGGAACTCCGTCGAACATAACATCTCCAAGAGATTGGTTTGTCCCGTTTCCTCCAACACCGTTTGCACCTTGTCCGTTAGAAGCGAATCCGCCCAATGCACGAACGTAAGCACGATAAACGTTTTGAGCAACGTAGATTTTCAAATCGGGAGAACCATACAAAGCAGCAGGAATCGCATCAACTACTTTTCCGAGTTCGTCAATTACGTTTGCAGCAGTTACAGTTGTTCCAACTACGTCTACGACAGTTGCATCAGCAGTAGCCAAAGCAACGATTCCGTCAAATTCTCCTTCTACGTTATCATCGCCCGCCCAAATGTTGTTTTCGATTTTAGTCGCTACTTTTTCAGCTACGTGAGCAACCAAGAAAGATTGGAAATCGGGAGGCAAAGTGTCGAATGCAGAATATCCCATAGAGATAGCATCCCAATCAGCTCTGAATGGAGTTTTACAAAGTTCCAAGTTTACTTGAAATTCTTTTGGAGTGATTACTCTTTCTGTCAAAGTAACAGAAGAAGTTGCAGTAAAGTCGCAAGTACCATCAGCAACAAGGTCTCCCGTTGCGATTTTCTTTAGTACTTCTGATTTCTTTACGTTAGGTTTAACAGTGATACCACCGTTTTCGATTGTGTTTCCACTTAGCAAAGCAGCAGCGATGTAGCCTTGTGCTTTTTCTCCTGCGTAAGTAGTAGTGATTGATGTTGTTGTTGCCATTTTTTAAAAATTTAAGCGTTTAATTATTATTTGAATAGTTTATTGTAAATCGTTGATTTAACTGTCTTAGGTGCTTTTTGAGAATACAAGAAAGTATCTTTTTTAGCAGCAGTAGCTTCGGGATTGTGTTTGATTGGTGCAACCTCCTCGGCACTCAACTCAACTTCTTCCTTTACTTCTTTAGGCTCTAAAGATAATTTCAATGCGTCAATTTCTTTTTGCATTTCTTCAATTTTAGCAAAGTGAGTTTCCTTAGATACAGATTCAACAACCTTTTTTGGTGTTGCAACTTCTGCTTCCATTTCTTGCTCCTCTACTTCTTCTTCGACAGGTGCTTCTTCCTCTTGTGCAGCGTCTTTGATTTCAGAGATAACCCCTTCTTCAGCTACAACAAGAACTTGTCCACCTTCCAATTCGTACTCTCCAATAGGTAGAGCAACCTTTTCTTCTTCTGAAACGATAAAGACTTCCGCCCCCGCTTCAAATACTTCTGCCTCGATTTCAGTACCGTTTGCAAGTTTCATTGTTTCCAACTTAACTTCCATACCGAGCAAGGCTTTGATTTGATTGATTTTGTTCATTGTATATTTATTTAATTATAGGTATTTTTTTGCTTTGTTTATTGTGTATATTATTTAGGAGTTATATAGAATTTAAACCTTTAATTAATTTCTCAACTTCTTTTATATTTGAATTTATTTGAGTTTCTTGCTTTTGTAAAACTTTTAATATATCGCTTGCACCTAATTCTATTGCTGATTTTTTTGTTATTTGTATTTTTTTAAATAAATTTTTATTTAATTTTAGAGATTTTTCAGCAAGAGGTATTGCTTTAAATGCTAAATCAATAGCAGAAATAGCACCTGCATTTGCTTGTTTCATTTCGCTTTTAATATCGTCAATCAAACCCAACTCAACGTCTTGAGATTTCAATTCCGTTGTTTCCTTGAATAGCTTGTTGCCTATGCTTTTTAAGTTGCTCATTATATTGATTTTAGTTTTGAAATCATTTTAGAAGATTCTTTTAAACCTCCTTTTATTGAGGATTCTCTTTTTGAATATATACTTACTAAATTTGTAGCACCCAACTCTTTAGCCATTTTCATCGCTTCATCTAAAATTCCTTCAGCCACTCCGTAGTCGTGTTTTACACTTTGAAGGGTTATTATTACGTCGTTTATGTTCTTTTTAGCTAAAGAAAGAGAATCATCTCCCCTTTTTTCCCACTTTAACATATCATCGTGTAAACCCAAATCAACCTCTTGAGATTTCAATTCTGTTGTTTGTTTAAATAGCTTGTTCCCTATTTTTTTTAAGTTGCTCATTGTATTTATTTTAAAACGTTAATTGATTACTTTTGTTGTAAATTCACATTTTACTCCTGTGTTACTGTGTAGTTTGATTGGCTTTTAAGCGTTCCAATTCCTTGATTGATTAACTTGCCTTTGCAACAATCTTTTGAGTATTTTTTTCCGTCAGCGCATAAACACCCACGTCTTGAATTTTTAGGACTTGTGTAGTTGCTCATTAGTCTTTTAGTATTTCGATTATTTTATTCAATAGTTCTTCTTCTTGTTCAACCTCTGAAAGTTCCGCCTCCTTTTCAGAGAAACGACCTTCGATTGATAAACCCAAATACTTACCTTCTTTGATGTCTGCCCAAACCTCATCGTTGTCTATCTTCATAACAACCGCCCAAGCACCCTCAACCGCATTCAATCCGTAGAGTGCAGTTTTGTCTTTTGCCACGTCTTCAACAATCCACGATTCAATCACAGAAACCCCGTCTGTTTTTTCTTCGTGTTCTAAAGTTGCGTTGTTGTTGTTTAGGTTTTTAAAATACAATTCAGATGCTTTGCGAACCGTATCTTTTGAGAATACAATATTGTACTCCTTGCCTTTTGAATCTCTACGATATATTTCCTTGTCGGGAATAAGCGCCAAAGATACAACGATTCTTTTTTCTTCGTCTAAGGTTTTGAGTTCTACTTTTTGCTTTGATAGTGCAACAAAGTTTTCTTCGATTGCAGGAGTGTGGACTAAGCTAATTGCTTCGATGCCGTCGCTCTCTACATTTTCATCTATAATTAATTCGACTAATGGTAGCATATTGTTTTATTTTAAAACGTTAGTTGTTGTGTTTTGTTTATTTTTTATAGTGATGCAGATTCTACAATGTTTCTATCTAAACTCTGTGCGGTTGTTACGTCTCCACTTACAACGTAAGCTCTGACAGGTTGTTGAGATTGTGAGCCTATTGCTTCCGCTAATTGGTTTGTACCTCCTTGACCAACAAGATTGAATGACGGTGCTTGTGGTGCTTGTGGTGCTGCGCTTCTAACTCCCGAAGATATAGTGCTTGAACTCGGTAAACTTATAGGCGCTTTTGCTTTTGATGTTGCTGACTTAATTGCACCAATGATTCCAACCGCTTGAGCAGCGTAACCAACTAACATAGGTATGTTTTGTGGAAAACCTATCTTCGCAGTTTGAGCAGTCCCCTCTGCAACTGCTACCGCTGAACGCGCAGCCGCTTGTGTTGAGAAGGTTATAGTCCTCCCTACTTCGATAACCAACTCTTTCGCTGCCATTAATTGCTTCGCTACTAACAACGCACGACCTAAACCTGTTTCTGCACCCACTAAATTAGCAGCAGTTTCAAAAGCATCCATTTTGGACTGCGTTATCTCTCTATCTAATTCTTTTTGCTTGTTTGTAGATTCTTGTTGAAAAGCCAAGAGTTCATTGTTTGCGTCTTGATAAGCCTGTGTACCTGCTTGATATGAATCTCTTTTGGATTTCAAAATATCTTCCTGTATTGCTTTTTCCTCGTCTGCTGCTGCTCTTAAAGCTAATAGTTTAGCGTATTCGTTTGTTAAAAGTTCAGCGTTTGCTTCAAGTTGTGATATTTTTCTTTGACCCTCTGCTTCTATTTGTGAGTTAGTTAATTCCAACTCCTCCTTTTTCAAGGCTACTCTGTTTGCATCTTGTTCACTTCTAAACCCTTCAATTTGTGCAAGTACCCCCTCTTGATTGGTAAGCGCTTCCGTCAATGCTATTTGGTTCTCTATGTTGTTATTCTTATCAACGGCTGCTTGTGCTGCTTTGACTTGAGCATCTGCTTGTTTTAGCATTGCCTCCTCTTGTGCATTTAACACAACTAAAAGCTCATCGTTTGCCGCAGTCCTTTCCTCTAAAGTTAAAAGGTCGTTATCTCTTATCTGTCTAAGTTTCTCCGCTTGTCTGTCGTACTGTTCTACAAGTCGAGATTGTTGTGCGGTTGCGATTTCTGCTTCGTTTTGCAACTTGACGTTTTCCTTTGCATTGTTTACGATTTCTTTTCCGTAATCTGCTGCTGCACTTGCAACTTTCGCAAGACCGTCCGCTACTTTTTCCGTTGTACCATCTACACCCGTAAACACATCAACTAATTCAGTACCCGCTTCTTTTACAGATTCCAAAGCACCTTTAAAATCCCCTTCAAAAAGTTTCGCAAGTGCTTCGCCTACAAATCCAAACACCTCTAAAGCAGAATTAAACCTTTCAATTAAGTTATCTTGTATAGCTTCCCCTAAAGACTTGACAGATTCCAAAGGGTTCTCGAAAATATTCTTAAAAAAGTCTGTAACAGTGTCAGTATTATCAACTATAAAAGAAATAAAGTCATTAAATATTAAACTTGTAGCCTCAAAAGCAACATTAAAAAGGTCAGCGACTTTTTGATTCTGTATAAAAATATCTTTTAAAAGAGCTAAAGCACCAATCACAAGACCAATCCCCGCGGCTTTTATTGCAGTACCTAAGCCCTTGAAAGCCTTTCCGATACCCTTAACACCTTTTTCGGTGTTTTTAGAAGACTTTTCTATGTTGTCAATGCTCTCCTTTGATTCCTTTCCCAACTCATCAACCGAATCGGTTAGTTTACCAATAGCTTTTGCTAACTTATCAACATTGTCCTCTGCTTTGCCTGTTTCGGCATCTATTACAATAGTCTCTTTTATCATTTCTTATATTTGTTTTGTCTTTTAAACTGACTTAACCCCTCTGACAACGTCGTTGGTAGTTTGTTCTTTCCTTTTGCAATTTCTATTTCTTCGCACTCGTTGAAATAGTCGTACTGTTTTAAGATTTTAAATATCATACTACGTTCAATAGTTCCATATCACTTTCCCCCGTTTGTAGGTTGGTTGTAATGGAGTTAATTTTATATTCTTTCCCCGCAATGATGAATGTATCCGCTAAGGTGTATTTTAAGAGTATTCTAAGAGGTAAAAATGCTTTTACCCTTGTGAGCCTTCTCTTTTCATTAAAAACGTCTTGGATGTACTCTTTGTAATTTTCTTCAAATAAACTATTGTTGTTTACACTTGCAGTCCACTCGTTTAGTTCGGAATAAAAGTTTATAGTATTCTGTCCTGTGTTAGTTGCAAATACAACTTGATTCGATGGCATAAAAATCGACGATGTTATTTGCGTGTGAGTTGTTGTTGTGTCTCTGAAAGATATCCCTGCACCGCTCAAAGTTGGATTTTGAAGTGTGGTATAATGCAACAAAGGAGAACCGATATAGGGTTCTTGATTGTCGTCTGCCATAAATCCGTACATAATTGGATGCGTAAGCAATGTGTTTTCGTCTGTTAATCTTTCGTAAACCATCTTTTCAAATGGCAACTCAACTTTGTATTCGTTTCCTACCCAATTATCGGGATTCTCTCCCTTGTATTCTAATGTAGCAAACTCTCTATTGTTTAACTGACTGAACTTTGCAGCTAATAATGTTTTGCCTTCTTTGAATTTAAAGTTTATTTGTTTGTATGGAAGTGCAATGTTTACTTGGCTTGTGTTTACATCCACAAATTCTGTAACATCGTAAGACGTAGCCCCCGAATAAAAGTCATCTAACTTTTGAACCTTTATAGTTCCATCAGTTTCAACGTATGCAGTCAAATTAAACACTTTCCAAATACCCGTAAGAAAATCCAATACTTTCATTTTAGGCAGTTGCTGTGTAGGCAACCAAGTAAAGGCTTCTTCGATTGTGTTATCTGCTACTGTAGCTTTTGGACTTCCCGTTCCAATAGATGTACCTTGATACGTTATTCTTGCATCCACCTCAATATCTCCTTGTGGGAACTCAAGCGTTTCGGCTGCTTCTACTACTACCGAATAAGTTCCTACTGCGAAAATAGCATCTCCTTGAATATTTCCTAAAGTAGTAAACCCCGTTGCACCTTGTATTTCTTCGACTAAAGTTTTGATACCTGTTGCATCGCTTGTAAAATACAAATAAATATTGTAAGGGATATTGTTGTCGGCAGGGTCAAAGTCTACTTCGTAATCATAGTAAACTTCTGTTGTCGCACCAAACAATCCACTTGTATAAAACCCCTGTGAGTTAGCTGCTATTGTGTACAAGTTTCCGTCTTTACTTGCCACCCGAATTGCACCTATTTGCTGAAAGTTATTAATATCTTTTTGATACAAACGAACTCCCGTAGAATAGTCTGCTTCTGCTTCTCCTTTTTTTCTGTGCATTAACATCATCAAACTTGAGTACTCTGATGTAGTGTAGTCAAAGAAATCATCCGAAAAAGTAATACTATATTTTACCTCAATGGCTTTCACAATAACGTAGACCGCAATACTGTATTTCAAGTCCTTCCAATACACACCGTGTTCGTGTACTTGACCTCCCCCTATATGATACCAAAGGTTTCCATCACTCTCTGTATTTGCAGTGCTTCGATAGTACAATCTATTTATGCAAGATATTAAAGGGGTTTTTATTGCATTTGGGTATGTTACTGAATCAATAGTAAAACTTGTATTCCCTCCTTTTAAATTGTCTTTTACGTTTGCACTTGAGTATTCCTTTTCAAAGTTGTCCAACCAATCTAAATCCGATAGTAAATCTTCGCCAATCAAATCTTTTAAATCCACCAAGTCTCCAAAGAATGTAACACGATAAGCGTTCGGTTTGTTGTCTTTTAAATCAACCCCCTCAAGTTTTATTTTACCTTTCTTAAAGTCTACCCCGTTAAGTTTTATACTTCCAACGGTTTTTAATCTCGCATCAAAACCTCCAACGATGTCAAAATTGTAATAGTGTTTAAATACCTTATTGTTTGATTTGGTTGCAGGAATAGAAAATGTTTTAGTAAAGTCTGTAAACACCTTAGCAACATCCTTAACGTTTTGAATGGAGTTTGTTAAAGAGATTGTTTCGTCTTTGAAAAGTTCGATTCTTTGGTCTCCTATGTATAGTTGTACTTGCTGCATTAACAATGTTATTAAGTTCTTTCTATCGGTGTTGTTTTTTTTAGTACCTTTGGTGGGTTAGTGGTTTAATACTTACCTTATATTGTTTATTGTATCATTACTAAATTCTAAACTTATTTCATAAGAAATCAATTTGTCTTTTAGTCTTGTTTTATGTACTAAATTACTTGATGTAATATTGATAGGCAATGTTTCAGAATCATATTCAATCCAAACTTGTTCAGATAAAAATAGTTGTTTAAATACTTCGTTATTATCTTCTGAATAGAATCCCGAATTTAAAGTCAAAGATTCATTTCCTTGCTTTGTTAAAATACTTTTTTGATGTTGGTTAATTGAATAAGAACCATCGACAACTAAATTAGATTTGTAAGTTTGTTGTGATGTATTCATTGACAAAGTAGAACGTTTAAAAAACCACAGGTCTTGTAATGCACCGAACTTATTCACAAAAGTTAATTTGTAAGGTGTATCTAAACACTCCTCAATATTTTCTACTTTATAAACCTCAATAGTAGTTCCGTTATCTACGTAAATAGTGTCCACTCCATACAAGTCAACGTCTTCCAAAAAGTCCTTTACGCAGTTTAAGGATTCAACAGTTCCGCTATCCAATACAACTCTATCTTGCCACGATTGTATCCCTGTGGTTTCAGAACTTACGTATCTGATTGTATTATCGCTACTTGTTGAAGCTGTTAAAGTGGTGTTATAAATGCTTGAGCCGTCTTGTAAGAATGTGAAATCTGTGCTTGTAGTAACGTGAGCGGGTAACCTCAAAGG